GGAAGTGATTACATTTGATTCTGTTACAGAAGATGATGCTAAATACTTACGTGGTGACTTGGTTAAGAAAATTAAGCAAGCGTTAAACTATCAAGGTAGTAAGATGCAAGCAGTAATCGAAAATAAGACATCTACAGCACCAGCAGAGCCATCAAAAGCTCCGGCGAGTACACCAGTAGCTCCTAAAGCTAAAGCTGCTCCAAAGGCTGCTGAAGCGGTTGTAGATAATGGTGTCGATTTTGATGACGACATTCCATTCTGATCTAAGTTGTATTAGGGCTGTGTAACAGCAGCCCTTGTTTTAAGGAGAAGGTTGTGAACTTAAATTTATCAGAGCAAGTAATAAGCATCTTGAATAGTAAAGGTGTTGGAGATATTATATTGTCTCGAAGCTACATAAATTCTTTAACTGAAGTGGTTGCTCATACAGAAGGAGATTTCTTGGATGTGTTTAGAAACCTAAATAATATTAAAGGTTCTATTGTTCGTTTTTATCCTGTACAAACAGCTACTCACGTTAGAACCATAGCACTACCTGCTTATCACTACGAACATGAAGATAGTTATTATATGTCTAATTTTAAAATTGAAACAATAGGAGAATAACATGGAACCTAAAGTAGAAATCAGTGAGTCAGTGTACCGAGAACTGTTAGAACGTGATGAATGGTTATCTGCATTAGAAGCTGCTGGTGTAGATAATTGGGACGGTTATGAGATTGCAATGGAAATTCAGCAAGAGTGGAATAACGAACATACTGAGGAGAATGAATAATGGCATTACCGAGTGATTTAAAAGTACGTGATATTGTACGTAAACGAGTTATCGAAGCTGCTCAATTTTTACGTGAGATGGATGTGTTGAAGGAGGATATTAAAGAATTATCTTCTGCAACAAAGGAAGAATATGAGATTTCTCCTAAAGAGTTTAATGGTTGGGTAAAGGCTGAGTATAACGCTCAGAAGATTCAGGATCAGATTGAAACTCTGCAAACAGCCCTTGCTGAGCATGAAATCTTAACAACTAAAAATTAATTATAGAGGCTGCTATCCGAAAGGGTAGTGGCCTTTTGTTTTTGTAGAGGAGAGGAATTATGGGTATTGATATTGGTAATAAATTGATGTTAGTTCCAACTGACCAAGAATTATTACATTCAGCAATTGAGTTAATAGCTGATGAAGAATTTGATGGTGATTTTTATTCAGCTTTGGATAATTCAGGTTTAGATTACGCAAGTCCTTGGTACGATGCTGATAGAGATTCTTGGGACATTGGTATCTCAATGCCAACACCAACATACGAAGATTTGATTGACCACGAATCTAGTTGGTTTGAAGCCTTACACGAAGCACAAGATAAATTGAATAGTATTCTTGGTGAAGGTGTAGGTACAAAGTTAGATAGTTTTCAGCATGTTTATTGAGGGGGTGCAATGATGGTATTTAATTTCATTGAGATAAGCTGCGAATACAGATTCAGCAATCAAGCAGGTGGTTATTCAGAAGTGGTATTTGTAGAAGACACCTTATCTGATTTAGAAATTGAAGCTTTGGTGTATAATCATTTACTAGACCGTACAGGATACACAGAAATAAGTGAAGATGATTATCATTGGAATCTTATTACATTGACTGAATTTGTTAAGGAGTGAATATGAGTAAAGAAGAATTGGACTTATTGCATTACAAGAATAAAGCACATCAACTTGAACAGCTACTGGAAATTGAACGTGTAAAGAACTTCGAGTTACGCAGGTTCTTAGTGGAATTACGCTTCCTAGCTAAACCTGTGTTGACTAAATTAGAGAAGGTCAAAGGGGTGAAAGAATGAGCAGTATGGAAAGGAATAAAGGTAAATTGATTCCTACAAATATTGATTTAGAAAACTATTCAGATGATGATATTTATAACCTGTATGATAATGGAATGATCATCATTGACGGTGAAGTGTATGAGGTTCAGTATAAAGTTAAAGCTGAAACTGACAGTGTTGATTTTGCTGATGTAGTTGTTAATCCAGACGGTACTATTGACTTCCACACATATCATTATAATGGTGGTGCTGATTTGTCAGAAGTGATTGAGTCTGCTCTTTGGACAAATGTAGTAGAGGATAAATAGAATGAGCTTTAAACCTAGAAATGTGATTGTAGAAGATAAAGAACTAGAAGCTCCAGAAGATTGGAGTAATAGTGACACAATCTTAGTTATTGATGGTGACGAATTGTGTTTTGTCATGAGTGCGGCTTGTGAACAAACATCATTGATTTATACAAACACTACAAATAACTTCTCACATGCATTTAAGAATAAAACAGAGTTCGCTAAGTTTACAGCAGGATTGTCTATCCCAGAAGATTTCTTTACTGCGGAATCTAAGAAAGTAGCAGAACCTGTGGCTATTGCATTATCTCAAATCAAGCGTAGATTGTATAAACTACAAGCTAAGTTTAAAACTAACAAAGTAGAGATTTATTTGTCCGGTGAAGGTAATTATCGTGATGACCTACCACTACCTAAACACAACGATCCTGAGAAATCTGGTCGATACAAAGGTAATCGTGATCCATCCGCTAAACCATTATTGTATACCGAAGCTAAACAATATTTAATAAAGTATTGGAATGCTATTGTAATCAATGGGATGGAAGCAGATGACGCTCTTTGTAGTCGTGTATGGACAGGTTATAAAACTGGTCAGAAGATTATTGGTTTGACTCAAGATAAAGATTCAGATGGTAATTTAGGTTGGTGGTATGACTACACTAATGATGAAGAACTCAAAGGTGAACCAGTGTACAATGACGGTTTAGGTAAAGTATGGTTAGATGAAGTATCTAACAAGAATCCTAAATATGTTGGTCAGGGACGCAAGTGGTTATACTGGCAATGGATTGTTGGTGATTCTAGCGATAACTACGATCCTCGTGATGTAGCTAAACAACTTGGTATTAAGTTAAAGCGTTTTGGTGAGTCAACAGCATTTAAGTTATTGAATGAATTAGAGACAGATACTGATTGCATTAAAGCTGTGCATGACTTATACTTGTCTTGGTACGGTAATAAGAAATTTACTTACGTTACTTGGGACGATAAAGAATGTGAAGTTGATTACATTGACATCATGCAATTGTATTGGGATTGTGCTAAGATGATTCGATTTGAAGGTGATTACACTGACATTCGTTCTATGTTAAAGAAGTTAAGGATTGTTGAATGACAGTACCCTCTAAGCAAGACATAGAGAAGCGTAAGAAGGCTTTAGAGAAGTTTAAATCTGGATTGGATAGTGACGGCAGGGCTAGTGAGAAAAGCCTCTGTACGGCTATCCGAAGCGCTGTTAGACAAACATGGATGAAGCATCCAACCAAACTTGCTTATCTGTATGAACACACTTATCCAGACATGAATCCTGCAACAAGAACAAAGTGGTTGTGTGATTGTGAAATGTGTGGTAAAGCATTCAAGTTAGCTGACATTGAAGTGAACCATAAAAGTGGAGAGAACAGTTTATTATCTTTCAATGATATGGTTCCTTTTACTAAATCTATACTAGGTGTATCTTTTGATGATATTGAAGTATTGTGTAAAGATTGCCACTCTTGTCTAACGTATAGTCAGAGGTATGGTGTAACACTAGAAGAAGCCAAGGAGAGGAAGATTGTCATACAAAAGCTCAAGCAAACGGTTGCAAAGCAGAAGAAAGAATTACTGGCACATGGTTACAAACAATCAGAAATCAGTAACGAAGACCTCAGACAGCGATGCTACGAACAACTCTTAAAGGAGAACAAAATTGAAAATTAACAATGAATTATTAGAATTATCAGAACAAGACTTTGTTGAATTAATGGAGACAGGTTTATTATACAAATTATACCCAGATTTAAAAGGTGGCTTGTTCAATGTTGGTCAGTTCATGGAAGCGAAAGGGCAGTATTTAAAATCATTAGAAGCTAAACAATTAGCTACCAATTTGTTCTATGAATTAGCGTCTATGACAGGTGCTGACCCTGCGGAATTATGGGAAGTGTTAGAAGAAAACTTAGATGAATTAAATTTTGTTATTAATAATTCAGATATGTTTGATGTTGGGTATGTTATGCAAAGCATCCGTGAGGGGTTAGAATGAGCGTATGTTCAATCGTAAGAGATCTAAGTGATATTGAACGTGCTGTAGAAGCATTGATTCAACAGGCTGTCCATATTGCAGTACAAGAGATTACTGATGAGTATGAATCTAAGATTAGTGATTTAGAGGATGAGAAGGATGAATTACGTCAAGTGATTCGTGTATTACAATCTGAATTAGATAGTATTGAATAATTAATTGAGGAGAATTGAATGTTAGATTGGCAGAGTAAGGCTTTAGAGTTACGTGGTACTATGGGTAGTCGTGCAATCGGGAAGTTGTTGGGTAAAGGTAAGTCAACTATTAATTCATTCTTTGCTAAACATGATTCAATGTTAGATGTTGATGACTTACCAGAGGATGAAGTAGAAGACTTGGTTGTAGTCGAAAGTGATGAATATGATACTGACTTAGATATTCTGGCTGCTAATCCAGAGTTTAGTGTGAGTAATTTAGCTAAGCGGTTACGTGCTGCACAGAAAGCTAATACACAATTACGTAAGATCCAACGTGAAGTGTTTGACACAACACCTGACCACAATAGCTTTCTTGATAAACTTGAACAGAAGATTAATGGTCTGAGTTATTCTGTAGTTAAATCGCCTGTGATTGCTCCGACGAATGGAACCAAAGCTACACTAGAGATTTTGTTCAGCGATATGCAGATTGGTAAGTTATGTGCAGACTACAATACATCCGTTGCCAAGGAACGTGTTAAGAAATTTCGTAAAGGTATTGAGGGTGTATTGTCTAAACCAGAGTATACCTTTGAACGTATAATCTTAGCTTCAATTGGTGACATTGTAGAAGACCACATGAAACATGGTGTAGGTAGTGCATCTGCTTGTGATACTGGATTAGCTGAACAGATGGCGAATGCTATTGAGGTTATTTGGACAGAACTAGTAGCCCCGTTAGGTCATACAGGTATTCAAGTAGATGTTATGTGTGTAGCGGGTAATCATGGAAGTTCGCAACACAAAGGAATGGATGTTTACAAAGCAGGGTTATTCTCTTATGACTACGCAATTTATAAATCATTAGAGTTGTTAGCTAAAGCTTCTGGGTTAACTAATGTAAACTTCATTATCCCTGAAGGTGTATTTGGTTACTTAAACATCTACGGTAATTATGCAATCTATGAGCATGGTTATTTCAATGCTGTATCAGAGAAAGGTATGTATGACCAGATGAAAAAACGTGGTAATCAGATTAAAAAGCATGTAGAATACTATCGTCAAGGAGACAAGCATAACGTACAGATGTTTGATTGCGGTAAGATTGTATTGAATGGTGCATTCTTTGGTAATGACGGTAATGCAACAGAGTACGCTGGTGTGTTAGGCTTCTCTGCTGTACCAGCACAAGTAGTTATGGTACACTGCCTAGAGGAACGATTAGGTCGGAATACAGTTAAAGAGTTTCATTGTATTCAATTAGCTTAAAATAACCATTGACATCTTATCACTACTCTTGTAAAATAGCTGCCCATGAGGTGATGAGATGTCTTTAATTGAGGAGAGAGAGAAATGATTTTAAAGTTTCCATTTAAGTTTACGTTTAAGTTTACGTTTAAATATAGTACGAGGGTGGTGTATACAGCATTGCTTGGCGAATATGGTGGTGTCATTGTTTATTGGGCTGAAGAAGATGGTACTATTGAGAAAACAGATTATTCATTACGTGAAGTTGAGGTTAAGATTCGTGATGGTATTTGGTCAATCATCGAAGAACCTAGAATAGACCACTTAGTAGAGATTCGTCAGTCAGAATATGATGCACTAATTGAAGAAATTAACTTACTGCAAGAGTTGTTAGCAGAAGCTAATAAGTGTATTGCTGAGTTGGAAACTAATTCTAAGTTTAAGCCAGTTAAAGATATGACTTATAAAGATTGGGTCGCGGCGTTTAGAGAAGGTCAAGAGTTTAAGACTCGTGATGGGGTAACAGTTACCATACTTCAGATGGACGATGAGGACAGTAATTGGCCTATACGTACTGAAGATGGTTGGTATAGATTGGATGGTAGGTTTGGTGTTAATACTGAACTATCAGAAGATATTATTGAACGTATTAGTTAAGGAGAGAAAGATGCACGAATTACAACGTACATTAGAGTGGTTTCAGTTAGCAGTACCAACACCTACAGATAAAAATAAGTCTGTGCAGATTGGTTGTTGGGTAGAGGAATCATGTGAGGTATTGGAAGCACTTGGTGAGAGTTTGTATTTAGATTCGTTGACAGATATAGCCAATAAGTATAAATGTTCTGAGGGTAAGGTAAGCTTAACTGACGAACAACGTATCACCCTACTAGATGGCGTCTGTGATGTGATTGTCACGGCGGTAGGTGTAGCTCACATGTTTGATATGGACATCATGGGTGCAATGTCAGAAGTCAATCGTAGTAACTTTAGTAAGTTTGTTGATGGTAAACCTGTGTTCAATGAGCAAGGTAAAATTGCTAAACCAGCTACATATTCAGCGCCTAATTTGGAGAAATTTGTATGATTGAACAAGTAGTAACAGAATATAAATTCCACTATGTACATTCTAATCACGCTGTGTTTAAAGGTGTTATTAAAGCTGTCTCAGAGAAGAACAGAGATGTCCAAATGCTTAGCTTATTATACAATCGTTTTAGACGCCACTTAACTTTAGATGGTGTTGTATTTGAGGAAGTGGTATGAAGAAAACATTATTAGTATTATCATTACTGAGTTTAGTTGCTTGCTCAGATAATAAAGCTGCTGACTTAACAGAGAAACAGCAAGAGTTATATGCAGCACAACCTATTATAGCCCCTACAACCACTGTAGAAGCCACTGAAACATCCGAGGGTGATGAAGGGTACAGTGGAGGTGAGATGATTGCAGCAGGGGTTGCTGGCGCTGCTGTAGGGGCATTAGCTGCGAATGCTTTGTCCAGTAATACCTCATCTCGTAAAGTAGAGAAGTGTGATTGGGATGACCACCCTAATGAACCAGAATGTCGTGGTACACAAAAGTATTACAAATGGAAGCGAGAGCAAGACGCTAAGAAACGTGCAGAGTTAGCAAACAAGCGTAAAGTTGCTGCAATGAAGAAGAAACGTAAACCACAGTAAGGAGTAGTAGTTTGATTGATTTAAATTTCCCATCTGCATTAATTGTAGCACACAGTAAAGCACCTAATGGTGAAGAAGTATTGACGTATGAAGTAGAGCTACATCGTTTTATTCTACCTGAATTTAATACTCATCGTAGTTTGAGTAGAAATTTTCAATCAAGCAGGGCTGTGCCAATTGAGAAGATGATTGAGCAAGTAAGTAACAGTCCTGCTATTCCAGTGCATTGGGGTAAAAACCAAGCTGGTATGGTTGCAGATAAAGAATTAGATGCTTTAGTGTATTGGGAAGAAGCCAATGACGGCTATTGTTCAATATCTACACCGCACGATGCTTGGTTGGCAGCTAAAGACCAATCCGTGTATTTTGCAACTGCCTTTATGGAAGCAGGTTATCATAAGCAAGTAGTCAATCGTCTACTTGAACCATTTATGAAAACTAAAGGTGTAGTCACTGGGACACGTAAAGCATTTGAAGCATTCTTCAAACTACGATGTCATCCAGATGCACAACCAGAGATTAAGTTGTTAGCTGAGCGTATGCAGGAAGCAATGTTACAGAGTACCCCTAATGAATTGAAGTATGGTGAATATCATTTACCTTATGTAAATCATTCTGACTTCCCACCATCGGAATTTGGTTTGAAGAAAGATTTGATTGCAGCTAAGGTGAAGGTATCATGTAGTTGTGCGGCTCAAGTATCATATCGTCGTTTAGATGACAGCTTAGAGAAAGCTTTGAAAGTGTATGATATGTTGAACTTACCCATTAATGGTGTTTATCCAGACGACCCACCACACTACTCTCCGACAGAGCATGTGGTTAAGATTCAGGATGTAGATAAAGAATTAAGTGGTAACTTCCACAGTAACACATTCTTCCAATATCGTAAGGCTTTGGAATTTGGTATTGAAGATAAATTCTTGGAGAACACAAAATGAAATTAGATAATTTACCAACTATTGATAAAAAGTTCTATGACCCCGATTACGTAGTATCAATGTCAGACATTGCACAAACTACTTTCTGCAAAGAGGGTTACTGTGATACAATGGACGATAAAGTATTGAAAGCGGTGCTTTACTTATTTGGTGTCGATGTAAATCGTGGATACTCTGAATCTAGTTTAGGGGAAGCTTCTTTTAGAAGTCCTCTCACTAATCAAGTACAAACTGGCGGTAATATCTTTACAGGGTATGAGCGACAAGATCCGGCTTGGAAGAAGTCTGGATATAAGATTACCAGAAGCTATTTGTTCGGGGATAAATTGAATGAAGTTATTAAATTATTAGAGAGCAAGGAGTAATTAATGTTTGAAGAAGGTTTGATTGTATTTAGTGGTAAAGATTGCAAAGCTTGTGAAACCTTAAAATCAACATTAAGTGTTAAAGGTATTGAATACAAGGAATATGACATTTGGAGTAACGCTGAAGCTTTACGTTTCATTATGTCTAAAGGTTTACGTGGTATTCCTCAATTGTTTAAAGATGGTGTTAAGGTAGGTATTGAAGATGTCTAAACCTAGATTACTAACTAAGAAAGATACCTACACTGTAGATTATCCTGAAGCTGTAAAGTTTGCTGAAACACAGAACTCAATCTTCTGGACAGATAGTGAGATAGATGTGTCAAAGGACATTCAAGATATTAAAGTTAATATGACTGAATCAGAAGCTCATGGTGTTGTCACAACACTTAAGTTGTTTACATTGTATGAGCTACAAGCAGGTAATGAATACTGGGGTGGTCGTGTAAAACGACTATTCCCTCGACCTGCTGACGTTCAACGTATGGCTAATGCTTTTAGTTTCTTTGAGTTGAATGTACATGCGCCATTCTATAATAAGTTGAATGAAGCGTTACACTTGAACACCGATAGTTTCTATTCTGAATACGTTAATGACCCTATCCTGAAAGAGCGTATGGAGTTTATCGACAGCGTAGTTTCGGATAAAGACCCTTTAGTGAGTTTAGGCGTATTCAGTATGGTAGAAGGTGCTATATTATACAGTAGCTTTGCTTACTTGAAACACTTTCAATCAGAAGGTAAGAATAAACTGTTGAACGTAGTACGTGGTATTAACTTCTCTGTTCGTGATGAAGCGTTACACTCTGAAGGTGGTGCTTGGTTGTTTAAAGAGTTAAAGAAAGAATCTAATCTCACTAAAGAACAAGAGGGAACGCTACACGCTAAGATCCTTGCTTGTGCTGAAAAGATTATGGAACATGAAGCTTATGTAATCCAGAAGATTTTCGAGAAGGGTAGTATTGAAGGTATCACTGACCATCAGCTTTTAAACTTCGTTAAGAGTCGTGTTAATGTTTGCTTACAGCAATTAGATTATGGTAAGCTATATGAAGTATCTTATAACCCTATTGCTAAATGGTTTTATAAGAATATCAACACTGTGCAGTTCCACGACTTCTTTACTGGTGTAGGTAATTCATATAATCGGGATTGGGATGAAACGAAGTTTGTTTTTTAAGGAGTATTGATTTGACAAGTATTATTGAGAAGTTAAGTAAAGAACGTAAAGAGTTACAAGCTCAAGGTGAACTGCCTGATTGGTTAACTACACAAGCATGGCAATTACTGAAAGATAAATATCTGTGGAATACCACAAGCCTAAAAGAAACATTTAGACGTATAGCGCGTACCTTAGCTAAACATGCTAAAACTAAACCTGAGTGGTGGTCTGCTACAGATACATGGGAAGATAAGTTTTATGAAGTGCTGTGGAAAGGTCACTTAGCTGCATCTACTCCTGTGTTATCTAATACTGGAACAACTAAGGGTTGTCCTGTAAGTTGTAGTGGTAATTATATCCAAGACTCTATTCATGGCTTTTATGATGCACGTAAAGAAGTTGCTATCCTCACTAAGAATGGATTCGGTACATCTTCTTACTTAGGAGATATTCGTCCACGAGGTAGTAAGATTTCTTCTGGTGGTAAAGCTAGTGGTGTACTTCCAGTGTTCAAAGGTTTTGTTCAGGATATGCGTGATGTGGCTCAAGGTACTTCAAGACGGGGTGCTTGGGCTGGATACTTAGAGATCGACCATGATGATTTCTATGAGTTGGTTGACCATGTATATCATTATCCTGATGATGCCAACGTAGGTTTTATTTATTCTGATGCTTTTATTGAACGTCTAAAGAATGGTGATAAGGATGCTGTTGAGCGTTACCAACGACACATGAAACTACGGGCTGTCACTGGTAAAGGATACTTCATGTTCTCTGATAAGGTTGAGAGATTAAACCCTCCAATGTATCGAGATAAAGGTATTAAAGTGAAAGCTTCGCAATTGTGTTCTGAAGTGTTACTATATTCGGGGCACGATTTAACCTACACTTGCGTATTGAGCAGTCTGAATCTATTTAAATGGGATGAATGGAAAGATACTGATTGTGTGTTCGTATCTACAGTATTCTTAGATTGTGTAGCTCAAGAGTTTATTGAGTTAGGTAGAAACATTATAGGTTTAGAGAAGGCTGTAGCTTTCACCGAAAAGAGTAGGGCGCTTGGTTTAGGGGGTTTGGGCCTACACTCCCTGTTCCAAAGCAAGATGTTACCATTCGAGAGCATGGAAGCTCATTTACTTAACTTAGAAATCTTTGAACATATTCGTAATGAGGCAGAGAAAGCTAGTAGTTGGATGGCTAAAGAATGGGGTGAACCTGAGTGGTGTAAGGGGTATGGTAAACGTTCTACACACTTAATGGCTATTGCTCCTAATACCAGTTCAGCTTTAATTTGTGGTGGTGTCAGTCAAGGTATCGAGCCAATCGTAGCCAATGTATATACCCAGAATTCCGCTGGTGGTGAACTTGAGCGTATGAATCCTACATTGATTAACATTATGAAAGAACGTGGTGTTTATGATGAAGAACATATACATGATGTTGCTGTAAATAACGGCAGTGTTCAACACGTAGAATGGTTGAGTTCCCTAGAGAAATTAGTATTTAAAACAGCCTATGAGATTGACCAGAAAGCTATTATTCGTTTAGCCAACAGTCGTTCCCAGTTCATTGACCAAGGCACTTCACTTAATTTGTTCTTTGACGCAGATGAAGATGAAGCATATATCAGTGAGGTACATAAGGAAGCTATTTTAAGTCCTTATATTAAAACTCTGTACTATATGCGCTCTAAGGCTGGTGTAGCTGCAAGTAAAGGTGAATGTCTAGCTTGCGAAGGTTAACAGATTAAACTAGCCCTCTAACGAGGGCTTTTTATTATCTAAAATAAATATTGACAACCAACAAATATTCCATTAGTATGTGTACATCGAAACAAATGAGGAAATTATATGAATACTAATCTAATACCAGAACTACCATTTAAATTCACAATAGACCCCGACTATACTTTTACAGTAATTAATCAAGGGTTTGATGATTCTGGGTGGGTAATGTATGAGGTTGTGAGAGATTATGACGGGACTCATCAAGTAGTAAGTGCTGTAACATTGATGGACAAGTTAAAGTTTGGTGACTGGAAAATAATTAAAGAGGAAACTGAAATGAAGAAAATCAAAACAACAGATTTAGAAGGTTTTATTGCAAATGAACATCAACCTTATACTGATTATAATCCAGAGATTGCTGAATGGTTAACTAATAATGCAGAACTTGTTGATTTTGGCAATCATACAAACAGCACTTGTTATATCTTTACAGCAAAAGATGGTGAATTTTATTCACATTTTCATGAGATGGGGTTTGATAAATACTACACTAATGAAGAATTTAAGGTGTGGGGTGGTATGACTAAGAAACTTACCACTAAAGATAAGTTAGATAGTATTCTTAATGTTGAAGGTCAACGTGTCTTTGATTATTTGAAGGAGAAATATATGAATAAAGGTTTCACTAAAGCAGATTTGAAAGATGGGATGGTTTGTACTACTCGTCGGGGTGAAAAGTATATTGTACAAGGAAATCGTATGATCTGTAAAGGTACGGGATACATGATGCTAGAAGATATTAACGATGACTTGACTATAACAGGTTTAGACTTCCTTGATATTATCTACGTACACCAGCAAGTGTTTAATAGAGTAGACCAAAAACAATTAGCAATCCAAAAGGAATTAGAATTTGCTAAGGCTAAGGCTGAACGATTAGCAGCACATATCTCTGTGTTGGAAGCTAAACTCAAGTAAATTAACGACGAGTTTTAAACTCAAATAACACAAATGAAAAAGCCCGCTAAATGCGGGCTTTTTGTTATGTGTAATTTATATTGGATTACAAACCTAAGAACACAAATTCAGTCTTGGCAGAATAAGTTGGTAGATGTGCTGTCTGAGTGACACCACCGTTAATGCTGCTTGTTGTGAGTGTGTGAGTGTGTGCGCCAGCAGCTAAAGTCGAGTCTGAAATAGTTGATGCGTTTTAAGTGTGCGTCAAATAATATTGTATTAACACCACTTGGGTTTATTTCTTTGAGGGCTAATATTTTCCACTCTACATTATTGATTATGACAACATCTCTGTTAGCCTGAATGACAGGAGCTGTAACACTTGCGCTAGCTTTGTGTAGCTCTTGGATGATTACCTCTTTGTCATCACTTCCTGCTTGACTTCTTTTATATTAGCTTTATACTGTCTGCAAAGCTGCCCATTTCATTTCCTATAATTATACAACACATTGGTTAAAAAGTCAATAGCTGCAAGACTCCTCACAGCTATTTCTTTAGTACTATTATTCAGTAATAGATTACTCCGTAATAAACCACTGTCTTGTCGCATGATGGTATTGGAACGTCACTGGCACGTTAGCTGTCAAGCTGCTTGGAGCACCCTCAAATGTTGCACCAGCAGAAACCCAAGTGGTTGCTGCACGAGTTTCTGTTGACATTAACGTGATTAGCGCACCATCAATAGAAACTGCTGCACTTGGCAATGTCACAGCAAAGGAAGCTCCTGCTGCGCCTGTGAAGTAAGTTCTACGTTTTGTTGGTGCAGCTGCAGTTAATGAGCTAGTTGCTGATACAGATTTAGAGGTGTTGTACTCTAAGCCGGTAGTTGTTACATCACCACTAGCACTGATTCGCATGCGTTCAGTGTTATCCGTTCCAAACGCCAGATAGTTGTTGTTTGCTGCAAATACTCTACTACCACCATCAGAACTTTGCTGATAGATTTCCAAACCGCCAGCTTGACCAGAATCACGTACACGAATCTTGGCGCTAGTCCCGAACACATCGAGGTTGTAACCTGCAGCAGCAAATGCTCCTATACCTAATGCTCCTGCCATATAGTTATCAGCCGTACCGTTCATGTAAAGGTTATACCGCCCTGTACCAGCAGGAATATTGCCGTGAAAGCCGTAATTGTTTGTGGCTCCAATTAGATTAGAGTCTGCGTGGAATCCATACTGGTTAGTAACCGCACTACCTGCTCCAAATGTCCCTTGTCCTGCATAAAAATGTCGTAGATTGCTTAAATTAAACGAAGTAGCAGCAGTACCTAACAGAGAAATAAATCCTCGTGCCTCATTGGTTACATCTGACTGGACTACTGAGCCTGTTCTGAAGGCTTGAGCGTAGTGAGCACCAGTGATGTTTTTGCTTGCTAAGACAATAGTTGAAGTTGTGGGTGCAATACCAAAACCGGTATTACCTTCAATATAATTACTACTAGTAGAAGCATTATATATAGCAAAATCACCAGTAGGGATTACTGTAGTACCAATCAATAACAAACTAGAATTAGTAGCCGCTGTAGGTTTAGCTGCAACTGCAACACCAGCATAATTTGTTAATGTACCAGCGGCTTGAGTAGGAGATACACTGACCCCCCACTGATTTGTAACAGTATTTGTCGTAGAGCTGTTAGTTCCTATAACATTAACACCCACAATATTGGATATAGTTCCTGTAGCTCCTGCAACAACTGTATTGGCACTTAGTACACCTTGAATTGTATTGATATCTCCGGTATTTGTGCCAGAAACAGTTGGAAAAGCGTTAATCCCTCGCACAGAACCAAAACTGCCAGCACCTGTTGCATTTATTCTAATTCCAGCAGAATACGAGTTTATAGTTCCAGATGCTGTTGTGTTTTGATTATAAGTAGTTTGGTCTTTAATAGTTGAGAATACTTGTGAGCCAGTTACATTAACGGTATCAGATTTGTATACTGTGTTGTGTACATTATTAGAACTTAATCCACTAGTGTTGCCTAGACGAATACAACCACTTGGTAAGATGGAAAATTGGCTGCCAGTGTTAGAACTAGAATAACTTGCACCTGTATTAGTACCTGCAAAAGCTGCTACAGTTGTAATAGCAGTGTCAGAAGAAATCGTCTGAATTTCTTTAGTTTCACTTCCACTACCTGTAGTTGTTGTGATAGAATCACCAACTTTGAAAGTTTTAGTAAACTCTGTAGAAGTACCTGTTACAGTGGTTCCGGTAACAGAAACAGTGCCAGGGGTATAGGATAATGCTCCAACGTCTAGACTTGCACCAGCAGAAACATTGTTAATACCTACAAAGCCTGTCAGATTAGGGGCAACTTGCATTGCAAACGTACTTCCTGTGCCTGTTTGTGCAGCAACAGAAGTAGCAAAACTACCTGTACCTGAGCCAGTAATAGCTCCTGTCAAAGTAATTGTCTGATCGCCAGTATTTGTACCACTACTCGTACCACTGAATGTGCCGCTCTGAGTTGCTAAAGTTCCAAGTCCCAAATTGGTACGTGCTGTTGGAGCACTTGTCAAGTCTGAAAGGTTGTTGGAAGCAAATAAAGCTCCAACTAAATTATGTTCAATAACAAACCATGAGCTACCTACAGAAGCTTGTGTACCACCTGCGTTATCAGCAGAGGCAATATACATATCACCAACGTCAACTAATGTACCAGAAGCTCCACCAATCTTACCAGCCACTGTGACGTAGTATGTATCACCTTTAAGGGCTGCAGGGTAGTTAGGGTTTGTAGAAACGTCTGCACCACCTTTGAGGTCTAGCAAGCCTGTTACCAATCCATCTGCGTAGGCTTGAGCTGCTGTCAATGTAGCAGCGTCATTACCATTCAACTTTTGAATAGCTTGTAGGATTGTATCTGTAGCAGCAACTGTGCCAGTACCAGATGTATATCCTGTTAAGACTTTTGCAATAACTGCTGAGTTTGTTAGTGTTACCGAGTTGCTACCAGCAGAAGCTGTAGCTTCACCTGTCAAGGCTGCACGAGATAATAAAGGAGTTCCGTCTGTGTATGTGAGCGTACTATCAACCATAGCACCAACAGCGTCTTGTGCCATTTCGTCAGTGTATTGTGTTACGTCACCAGAGAATAGAAAGTTTCCGTCTGTTACGGCTGTGTCAAATTGTGCTTTAGTACCAGTGATACCTACAATGCTAGTTTGATCTCCAGTGTTAGTGCCTGAAGATGTACCACTAAATGTTCCGCTTTGTGTAGCAAGTGTACCTAAACCTAAGTTAGTACGAGCTGTACTTGCGCTTGCTAAATCAGAAAGATTGTTAGCAGAAGTCAATGCTTCGCCAGCGAAGAGGAAATCCCCATCTGTGACAGAAGTATTGAATTGAGATTTAGTTCCTGTAATGCCTGATATAGATGTTTGGTCGCCAGTACCAGCACCTTCTTCAGCAGCAAATTTAACTGCTGGAGTCCAGATAATACCATTGTTGGTAGACCATCTCCAGTATTTATGTATTGCAGGATTTAAGGCTGATGTCCAACCGGATAATCCGTCTATAGAGTAATTGACAATTGGTGTTTGTGCATCAGCACCATCAGCACCTTTGATGATAGCAGAAGTATCTACCCAAGCAGCACCTACACGTTTCTGTAACACACCACTAACAGAGATGTACATATCCTGCACAACCTCTGACGGATTGCTTGCGAAGTATGTATTACGTGCTGTAGTTGTAGCAAAGATATGATTGTTGTTTACTGCTAATGCACCAGCACCACCAGAACCACCTCTACCTAGTTTAATACCCATTATTTATTTCCTTATTAGTCAGAGACAATTAAACGGATGGTTTTATTTTGTTCAGCAGGACGTACCCAAATCTTTAATGATCCTGAATCAATCCTAGCAATGGAGAGGTCTTCATAGTTTGGAGTGAATAATACAATACCGTCATTACGTACAGGTTTAGTAGTAGAATCTACCATATATGCGTTACATGCTGAAATGTTTTGAATTACAATCGCTGCACCAACAGCAGCACCAGATAAGGTATTTAAATCTACCCAATCATCTACATCACTTACAATGGTGTTATACACAGCCATGATTTATCCTTTAATTTAATTATTATTCAGATGTGGCAAAGCCACATACAATGACGGGGCTTCACTTTTATTTATCACTAATTTTCTTGTACTAATGTGAATATGATAGCTTCATCTCTGACCCTACCAGCAGCAGTTGTATAGGTAAGGATTACTTTCTCTTTACCGCCGACTGTACCACCACTTACCCACAAGATGATTGCTCTACCTGCTGGATAAATAGTACCATCAGCTAACACAACCTCACCGGAATTAGTTGTACAGTTATCAACAACTAACCCACCTAGATTATCTTGCGTATATGTAACACTAACAATGTTATCTTCGACATTACGAATGAAGACATAATCTAGTGTTTCGTTTATGTCTTTCTGCACGTAGATCATGTATCAACCCTTAATTAGACATCAAAAAGCCCACTTGTAGTGCTTACTTGGAATGTAGAGTTAGTAGAACTAACAGTCAGACCACCGCCTACGTTCAAATCACAATAACCAATCAATCGGTCAGAGCCAGCTAATGCACCAGCAGCACGTTTAACAATAGCTACATATTTAGCAGTAAGTGATACGTTACTACCGAAGCTAATATCAGCACAATCCCATAAGATCGTACCAGCACTCATTACTGATGTCTTACCAGTAAGAACTACTGGAGCATAACCTACATCACCAATTACGTTAGCTGACATGTCTGAGTAAACAGTGTGGGTGACTAATGGTGTATAACCAGTACCGAGCAATACCGCTACAATAGTATCAGCAGCCCAATCAATCTGGTTAGCGTTATCAGTCAATAAAGATTCTTTACCAGTGTTGTATAAAGTGAAATTGCCTACAGCCATTTCTTAGTTCCTTTTGTTATTTGAAGAAGATAAAATAAAAATATTATTTGAGGTTTTCAATACGAACGATCTAGTTTGTTTCTCATTCATGATGAATATCCTATCTGGCTCAAACACCAGAGGTTGAATACTGTCTGTCCACTGTAATAGTTTATAAGACACATTCAGTGATAGAGGGGACGGTGTAGAATTAAAACCAGAAACAACAAACAACTGTTTAGGTGTCATATTGTATCTTGTCTTATTGATAACACCACTAAATGAAACGTCAGTACCAACTGTAACATCTAATTGTTTAGTGTTAATCAATAGTGAAGATTTATTTAGTAAAGCATTTAATGGTATACTAGAGCCTGTGACAACACTTAAAGGTTTAGTAGATAAGACAAGAGATTGTTTGTTAATACCAGATACAAAACCAGAAGCACTACTAAGTTGTTTAGTTGTAAGTGGTAGAGAATCTTTATTTAGATTGTTCGTCCATCCAATTTTACTACCTAATTGCTTAGTTGTCAAGGGGTAAGATTGTTTACCTATACTACCTACGAATGGCAGGTTAGCACCTATAATCACTTCTAATTGTTTAACTGCTAATGGTAGATTAGATTTACCTGTCGTATTAACAAAACCTAATACATTGGCTGGATTCTTAGGGGTAAGGATTAATGTTCTTTTACCAACACCTAACACTGTACCAATACTAACAACTAACTGCTTATCTGTTTTAGTCAATGATGATTTATTGGCGGATAAACTAAATCCAGCACTAACAGATTGTTGTTTGTTAGTGATAGGTAGTGATTGTTTATTGACTGTGTTATTAACACCAGCTACAATGTTTAGTGTTTCTGGAACTAATGATAATGACGTCTTATTGGAAGTAAGGACATTGCCGTTGATTACAGCTTGTTGTTTAGTTGATAGAGGTAATGCGGATTTATTAACAACACCTGTAAATGGTGTTCCGCCACCCCCACCAGTCTCAGGTATAAACACAACACCATAAGGGAGTAAGCCACTAGGCATTATACCATACATAGATTACTCCTTAAATTTGATACTCCACAACTCAGGTAATCTATGGTATTCACCTTCATTCGGAAATGCCTGTACTAATTGTCTAGCTTTATGTCGCAACCCTACATAATATGCACTGGCGTTACTGAAAGCAATTGAGTCTCTTATTACCCTTGTAGCAAGCTCAGCGATAGTTATACCTCGTTGGTTTGCTACTGTAGCTAAGAATGGGGTAGGTGCTGTTGGGTTGGACTGCAAAGTAAGAGCTTCTTTCTCTTGTCTTTCCCATGTCTTGATTTCACCTTCAGGCCATCCCGCAGTAAGAGAGTCAATACAGTGTTGGAAGTCAACGTCTATTTCAGCAAACTTTTTAGCTTTCTCTGCCGCCCAAGGGTTGTAAGATTCAATAAATTGATTCACTAACTCATCTGGGGAATTAGATACCCATTCACCATCTTGTTGTTCCAGAATAATACCATTTTTCTCAAGGTAGGTGAATAAATTAAAACCTTTATCTTGGAAATTAATCATAAGATACCACCTTTAATCATAGCTTGTGGTGCGCCAGCATTCATTATAGCAGCCATCGCACCAAATGTATTCGCAGGGAGCGCTGTGAACTGAGAAGCACCATCATTATACCAATGGGATATAGGGTTAGATTGATATGTGTTTGGTGATATGCCGAGTTCTAGCAAGTTTGTGTTGCCTGACATTACCTTAATAGCGCCGTTAGATATGATAGCAAAACCATAGACACCTTGACCAAGTTTACGAGTAGTGGTAATAGATTTGATACTAGCGGTTGCTGTATCTATTAAACCGAAATCTTCCAGTAATGAGAAACTACTATCGTAGTTGTTACCAGTATCTGATTGCTTAGTTAAGTTATAGATACCTACTCTAGCTTGCGAACTGGCTACACCTAGAGTTACGGTGTAAGCTAAAGCTGATAGTTTGGTTGGGGCTAGAATTAAATGGGGTACTACATAAAGGCGGTTTGCTGTTAAGGTTATCTCCCCTCTAACACCAACAGACTGCCCTGTCAATGTCCAATTAACTTGGTTGAGCATTCTGCTACCAAAAGCTCTAGCGTTAGTACCGACAATAACAATCTTATCACCAGCAGGGAAGTTAAGTTTGGCAGTAGTGCCGATGGATGTATTGAATACGTTTTGTCTGACTAGAGTATTTGCCGCAGATAAATAACCTTCACCATCTTCCCAATTACCTAATTTATCTTGTATTGTATAAGGGAACACATGGTTAACCCCGTAAAAAGAATTGAATGTTACATTACCTGTATTGAATGTTGTAGCAATCGCCCAAGCACCGTCTAATGTGAAGTTTCCTGTACCTGTAGATGTTGAGGTTTCTGCTATTCTGTTAGCACTCATTTACTATTACTCCAAATCATCTCAGGGGTAATCCTCCCAAGATTTTTATCTCTATAAGTTCCTGCTGCATAAGCTACTAGCTCTGAGCAGAACCATTTGTTATTTGTATTCCATCCTGTACGAAACAATATACCGAAGACAGCGGAGAAATCATATTTCTTACCTACTTCAGCAGATAGTCTTTCATAAGCAGCATCTACACTATCCGCTACAATAATATCTGCAAAGGAATGGTCATTGTATCGCTTGATGAATTCACGTATTGGTGTTATAATGACACCCTTAGTAGCTGTGGATTCAAACACCATATCACCAACAACGATACCGCAGTGACTCCACCTACTCCATGTGAATACTCTGATTAACCAAGAGAAAGGTAAGTTGTTTTTACCGAATATTACTTTAATTGTAGGGGACATTATTTATCCTTCAGAGGTGTTGTTGTAACTGTGCGAAGAAACACGTTGACCATCGCAACACACATGAATATTAGACCGTAGTAGTCACCAAGAGCCATCTGAAATAATCCAAGATTTAATTCAACAACACCTAGCATACCTATCAACAAGTTGAATAGCATCGTCTTACTTTTGTACCACTTCATTTTCATTCCTTGCCTTTATTGTTAAATTGCAGATAGCTAAATCATTACGAAGTCTTTTTTCAGAAGTGATATAATCTATCACAAGCTCCCCTTCACGCTTACTGATAGGACACTCTTGCATTAATTGAGGTGGTGTGGTAATAGGGACTTCTACAATGCGGTCTACATAAACTGTCTTAGTTGTTTGACACGCCACTAATGCTAGAACTAACACGCATATTAAGACAAGATTTCTCAAAACCTTCAGGTAATTGTTGGACATACTTAATAATCTCTTTCTCATCAGAAAATCCATCTTCTTTCATTTTATCTATTGTGTTTTGTAGGGAGAGTAGTTTAGCATTCTGTTCTGAGTTACGTTTCTGCAATACTAAATACTTTTGTGTATTCTCATTAGAGATACGTATAGCGTTCTCTGCTTGTGTTCTATGAAGCTCTACGTGAGCTTCTAAGGCTTTATTATCTAGTTGGAGTACATAGATATACCCCCAAGCACATCCTGCTATCAGTAACGCTCCTACGAGCTTTAAAATAGGTGTTGGAATCATTGGAACACTCCGTTACTGACGTAGTACATATCTAGACTACCCTCTTTCATTGTTTTAGCATGACGTAATGCTCTATTACGTGTTTGTTTAGCCCACAGACTATCGAGCATTTGTTTTGATGCTTCTTCAAAGTTCTCTGATTCAATAGCAGCCCACATCTTTTTAAAGTTGAGTACGCCAGTGAGTCCGAGTTGGTAACAAAGAGAGATTAACATTGCTTGTCGTTGAGGTGAACATTTACTCCAAGCTAAAGGTTTAGCTTTAGTTAATTCTGTGATGTTCTGATTAATTCTCTTACGGACAAATTCTAATTCTTCTTTCTCATTAGCAACAATAGCAGGTAGTGGTGCGTATTTAGTGTTGGAGAGTTTCCTACCATACCCTATTGTAACATAGCCCCTTGAGCAGTGGTATGGTTTAGCTACCCACCCTTCCTCTAATTTAATTATCAATTCTGCGAATTTGTTTTCCATAATTTCCTCCATTTGCAATCTATCACCACTCCAAGTAAAACAATCTGTAATAAAATAAATTGAATATATTCTCGGTATGGGTAGAACATTGTTTGATAGTAACTAAACTGTTCGTGAACATTTAACAAGAAACTCAGTACACAAGGTATTCCAACTAAAAAGGCTTTAACATCGTCCTTCAGTAGAAACACCGTAGCGAACATTAGTATGTCGAAGGACGCCTCTTTAATGTAAAACACATCTGGTGGTAGTATAAAATGTAACGCTAAACCGATAAACATTATGAAAGAAAGTAGCCTACTTACTAATACAATGTCCTTATCTTTAATTAGTAATGACAAGATAATTAAGGTTACTGGAGTAATAAATAGGCTAATCATGTTAAACTGTTTCCTTCACCGGATCACCAGATTCACTAGGTTCTGTCGGAACTGAATTAGGTTTCACTGGAGGCTTGACTGGTTTGCTTGGTTGTGGTAATTCAGAGGGCATTATATACTTCCTTATTTAGAGTTTATCTTATTTAACATACGCGACATTTTACCAATCATTGCCAAAGGTTTGACACGACTGAGTAAATCTTCTTTATTGAATGGTTTAGTAAAGTAATCTACTCCCCCACACATAAATGCTTTACATCTGGAGTCATCATCTACTTCCGCAGTGAGGAATACAGTTGGTATATCTTTAGTGTTATTGTTTGATTTCAATTCTTCGGATACGTCATAACCAGTGTACCCGTTGTCTAATGAAATGTCAAGCACAATTACATCAGGTTTAAATTCTATAGCACTATCTAGTGCAGCATAATGTCCATATACAGGGCATACTTCGTATCCATGTCTCTCAAATAATTGAGTGAGGAATAATAGCATAAAGCTATCATCCTCAACAAGCATAATTTTAGGATTTGTCATTACGTTCATTGACCATTACCCACTTAGCGTTCAGAACTGCTAAATCTCTGACTAATTGATTGAGAGTTAAATTCATTTCTCTCGTCATTATAATCACTTCCCTTTGGTCATCCTTGATTCCTGATACTGACCTTGCTATCTCTTTCTCCATTTCCTCAAAGGTTGGGGAGTTCGCTAACTTGGTTACAACAGATTCCAAAACTTTATCATTCTTCTTTTTGTCGTACCAGAACCAAGCGGCAAGACCCATCCATGAGTATTTAAGTAATGCGAATATCTCTACGTTCATTTGTCAATCCTGAATGTTGTTATGGGAAAATACCACCGCGTATATCCCTGAATGAATAAGTCACTTGAAAACGGTTGTCTGTTGTCATACCGGATTTAAGTAGTTTTAAGTTTGGTTTATGAATACCTGTTGGGTACTCAGTATCAAATCTATCACGTTGTAGTCTCATATACGCTCTATTATCAACTACATAATACATCATAATATCTGAGTTTACGTCAGAGGTATCATTAATGTAATCGAAGTTAACAATAGGGCTGTGACCATTCGTTGTAATAGTTTTAAATGTTAAGCTGCCGAGTTGACTATCATAGAACCACAATACTAGTTGTGTTCCTTTCTGATAGAATACTACAGGTCTACCTAAATTATCGAATGACAAAGATATATCAAGGATAATAGTAGCTTCGGGAAATAATACTGTAGGTGCTGACCAATTATCTGAATCTACCGCCCCTCTGATCACTACATTACCAGAGGTTTGATATACCATCCAATATCTAGTATTTATGGAACCATTAGAAACTGATAGTTCAACACCACCAGTTTTAATGTCAAATACAGATGAATATCTGGTATCTGGTTTAGGTAGATTAGCAATAGCAAAGTCTTGGGGTTTAGTAATAGATGACCATGTATTGTTTGGTATCATATCACTATGCTCTACTTAAAGTATACTCTGTGACCAGAGAAAGGACTTTAGTTGCGTCTTTAGGAATAGCGGGTGTAAACTGTATTTTATGGATAGCGCCGCCACCTATAGCAACAATACCTCCGTCAATATTACCTTGAGCGATATTGGCAGTTATTGTCTGTTGAATTCTACCTGCTAATGGATCGGTCTTTGTACTGTTTATGTTGACCGCGCCAGCACCTGAAGGAGCAACCCCTGCTGCACCGAATGTTACACCAGTACCCCAAGCATTCTGATAATTCAATGTACCAGACAATACTGCTGACAATGACTGCCCCGCAGTTAATCCTGCACCTCTGCGAGTAATCCAGTTGTATATTTGACCATTGAGAGTAACTTGACCGGAACCATCCGTATCAGTGCCAATAACAGCTAACTTATAAGTTATTAATAGTTGGTCTTGTACCGTCACCGTTACTGTGGTAGGACTCCCGTTGACATCGGTTACTAAAGCACGAGTATGTACGGTAGTAGCGCCAGCATTTGCCACACCATCCATACAAATACCTAGTTCAGATAATGCGCCAACTACTGACCCTAGTGTAAATCTGAAGGTAGTAGTATCTTCAAACTTCCAAGTTGTGCCATCTACAATAAACTCTCTCGAAGTTGCTGAAGTTGAAGTTGTACTAGCAAGTAGATTCTGTAATGAGGTATTTGTCGGTTGTGGAGGGGTTGAACCAGTACCCACACGTAAGGTGACATTACCGTTTGTAGGTAAGTATGCGTCACTCACTAAAGTACATTGGAAAAAATTATCCAACACCATGTTTGGTCGGAAACCGCTATCGTATGTTACTTCCCCATCGGCATTCAAAAGTCGTACTTGGTATTGACCTTTGACGCCTAAATTAGTTGTTGTTTTGATCATATTAAAGTTCCTGATACTACACTGAGGTTACTCACAGTGATTAATTGTTCGATTTGATTAGGTACGTTCACTACCACTACTTGTAGATTACCGCTGATTACAGATAAATTACTCATCAACAACTCTTGTTTTTGATCAGCAACCTCTGCTATTACAGCACTCAAAGAACCGGAAGCTACTGATAATGAAGTTATATTGAATTCGTCTTTCGTCACAGGAAATTCAAACAATCTCAGATCGCCTGACACTAGAGATAGAGTTGATATATTTAACTCATCTTTATATATAGGTACGTCTTTCAGTTCACCGGATATTACGGATAATGTACTAATGTAAGTAACATCTTTACTATTCAGTGGGTATCTGTTGGACACCAAAGCTGCACGTACATTGAGCCTGTAGCCACTATTTATGACACTATATAATTTATAGTTACTCATAATTAATAACCTAAATTGCCAGCCACGATCCATTGAGTGCTAGATACTGCGATAGCAGCAATTGTACTACCTTTATCATACGTTGTTGGTGTGGAGTCTTGTGGGTGAACTAATTGAACACCGTTTGCACCCACTAAACGTACCGTACCTTCCCCCATTTGAGTGAAGAACACAGTAACACCTTTGTTAGTAACTTCAACATTACCAGCGCTATTTAAAGTCACCGTAACTTGCTGATTAGCACTACACAAAAAGTGTTTAGCTTGGTCGGTTGAACCAATGTCGAAACCTACAGATGAAGTGTTAACTAACTTAACTGTATTGCTATCAGCAATGGCTTTAGCAAAACTAGGTACAAGACCTGACTCTGTATCTACTACTGTATTATCATTTCCATGCACTATGTCGTGGGTGATTGCTATATCTTGTTTTAATACAGCTATAGCAGCTTCTGTTGTAGTTGGAGGATATGGTAAAAATGGCATTTAAATCTCCTTAGCTAATACGCTTCCAAATGTAAATTACATCATACGGAGACAGGGTACTAAACGCTTGACCCGATCCTGAAGTCTCAGTAGTACGAGTATCTGTACCACCAATATCACCTTGTTGGATCTCAGAGTTAGCTGCGTATGCGCTACCTTCAGATGCTTTATTATTACCTTGATACTGAAGTTTAATAGCGTGGGCGTGAGCTGGCATTTCTGCTTGTGTTAACGCTTTCTCGTAGTTACCACCTTTACTATCACCAGCAAATGATATTTGTTTACCATTATCATCTGTACCAGTACCAGCACCAATCAGTGTACGACCTTGCGCATAAGGCGACCACGTACCATAACCATAGATGAGATTCGGGTTACGATTATCACCGACAATAAGTTTTAACTCATTGATAGGGGTTTGACTCGGTGTAGCTAATTGTGTTTTTAGTTCTAGTATCTGTAGATATAAGTTATTAAACTGCCAATTCAATTCTTGTGCAGTAGGTGTAGAAATAGGGTTGTATCCGTATTGTCTCAAACCTTCATCTGGTCGAATCTTGTTAGCAGTAGTACCATCTACGTATGTATTACTTGTTGCCCATTCTGGGTTATTTGTTGGATAAGCCATTATAAATCACTCACTACTTCTGCGGTAATTGAAATTGTTTTATTTACAATATTGCTAGGATTAGCAATTTCGTATATGTAAAACTTGTATTGTCCTGTACGGATTGCTTGGAACTTAGTAGATACTGTCTTACTTACTGTAATGTCGGTTGATAGAGTATGATGTACATTTTCAGCTAGATTATCTAATGCTGTACCCGATACAATTTGGTAATATACTCGATAACCCGCCCCTACTCCGACTACAGGAGTAACCGCCCATGTATCATTGGCTAGCGTACCATTTTCAGCACGTACTACTGTACCATCTGCTTTAAAATCTATCTCAGCAGTTGATGAAGCTAGTGTATTATCATAAGGATGATAAGCAGAAGCATACATGTTATCCAAACCTAAATCACTTTGGATTGTAGCAGCCGGAGGAACTACAGAAGATACTAGTATATTATTAGATGTAGCCGCAACATTACCTGCTGCGTTAGTTACTGTGACTCTACATGAGATTGAAGTACTTACATCACCAACAGCTATTGTATAAGTTAAAGCTGTTGCACCGGAAATATTACTACCATTACGTAACCATTGGTATGCGTATGTTAATGGTGCTGCGCCGGAGTAATCACCTCTAACTAATGTCAGTGTACTACCCACAGTATCGTTGCCATATACGTATGGCGCTGTCACTACAACTGGTGCATTCGGTACAACTGGTGGTAAGTCTAGTGTCTGAGTAGTAACAAACCGTGGGTCTTCTGAGTGACCATTCCTGTGGTATACTAAACTACATAGTGTTGCATTAGAACCAAAACCGTTACCAACTAAACCAAGAGTAAACGGTTTAACATCATGCTTAACTAAACGTACCCTAGTGTTCAGTGGGTATAATTGAGCCAAACTGTTCAAACCACTATAGCTTTCAGATACACAATACAACCAACTATATAGTTCCATCATATATGGATAACCATTAGTTACTGTTGCATTAGTATCGCCAGTAATCAATGATACAATTCTCAATATATCTTCAACACTAGCCGAAGCTGTTTGTTTAGCCATAGCTATTTTAATAGCTGTTTTAAAATCATCATCTTTGTAACTACCACGAGTAATGTCAAGTTCATTACCAATTTGGTCTGTCCACCAACCGTAACTACCCTCTAAGGTACGAACAGTTTGTAGGTCATTTACTACTTTCTCAAGTTCTTGTAATTCACTCACAAGTGCATCCACAAGAGAATTAATGTTCGGGCTGTCTTTGAATTGAGTAAGGAGAAAGCTTTTGGCTCTCTCCACTCTATCATTGACTAACATTATTTTGTTAGCTGTTGACATTAAATTCTCCGAAATGTAAGATTACTTGATAGTAATCTAGGTTTCTCATTATGATCTGCTAATAACTTATTAGAGGTGAATGTAGGGTTGGGTAGTGTTAGGTCTTTCAAACTAACAGCAACATCTAACAATCTACCAAAACTTACCGATTGGTACATAATAGCTTCTAACTGTTTAGGAACTACATAACCACCAATATCTAGCCCTGAAACAATGTTCAAAAGGTTAGCTGATATTTCATTCTTTTCTTGTTCTGTGAGAGGACTATTATCTTTAGTAGTGTAACCAACTTCTACACCAACATCAAAAATACCAGCTCTTGTGTATTTGACTTCTACTGACTGACCGAGCTTGTTAATTATAGTTGTAGAATAAGTACCATACCGTTTAGTATTACCGTAACCTTTCTGATAGATTGTAGTAGCTACATCTACATCTGTACCACCTAATACTACAGTATTGTACGAATATGGTTCACACACCAACTTACTGCTAATATCATAAATGAAATCTTTAGTTGGATTCTCGAACACTTCAACAGAAGAAACACCTTCTAGTTTCAGTAACGAAGCTTTGAGTGCATCAGGAGTACCAGCAATAGAGGTATCTTTAATATTCAATGCGGATAACCGGAACTCAGCATCTGTTTGTACTTCACTACCTGAAGATAACTCAACGTAGTTTACGACACTATCATAACCCGTATATGTAGGTGAAATACCTAGAACACCATTTGGTGATAACGGGTGATACCCGCTTACTTGTGCTTCAATACTGACACTGTGACCAATTATACCTACAGACGGAGATACGTTTACATATAATCGTTTGTTAGGGAAAGGGTTAGGTAAATCGTTAGCCTGATTATAACCAATATACGTTGTGCGTGTAGTAGTGTTGTAGTATGCTTTAGCTGGTTTATCTGTGATTGTATCGTTGAGGAATGTTGCTAACTCAGTTAACAACTGAGACTTGTCAGCATCATTGTTTGGAGTACGTGTAAACGTAGACGAGGTGGGGTTGTTACTGTTGTAAATACTAAACGTATAAGTAACACCAGCAGTTAATTGCGATGCTGATATTTTATAACAACTTGCGTAATTGTCAAGCGTTATCGTTTCTAACGTATTGTACAAGATAGAGTTGGTGGCACTAACAACAGCACCTGCATTATAAACGCTTCCAAGCGTCATAGTGGACAGATTAGACTGTAGGACTATGTTACCCCCACCTTTTGTTTTATCTTGTCTGTAGATGCCTTGACGAGCGTATACGTCATCTAAGTAAGTACCTTCTGCACCTGTTACAGTGTTACTAGATACTACACCTTCTAAACCTTGCCACACTTCATCACATTCTTCAGCAAACACAGAGATGAATTGGTCTTCAATTGTACCTGTCTCTACATTCCAACCAGAACCAAGTTTAGTTTTAACATTAGATTTCATTGATGTTAGGATTTCTTGTAGGGTTTTCCTAACGAACCCGTATTCTGTTACGCCAGCCATTTATACATACTCGCTTAATTAGAGATTGTTACCACTAATAACTCTGTGAAAGTTAATGGGGTGCTTAATGAATACAAAATGCACCCCATTACACTATGTTCCTACGTATTCAGGATCTACATATCCATCCTGTACATAAAGTAAAGACTCAGGGCTTATACCACAACTCGATTGTAGTAGTGTTGTATTATACACATAAGTCTCTTCATCCCAAGGATATACGGCACTAACTTTTGAGTTTAGTAATTCATCTTTAGTTCTTACTTCAAAAACTAAATCGTAAGCACGTTGTAATGGATTATAGACACTAGCGAAATATTGAATACCTTCTACATCAACATCTTCATTGATTGCGGCAATATATACAGCATCAGTATCTCTCTTTGTAAAACCTTTACCAATAATTGATTTACCATCACCTGTATCTCTGTACGGTATGCCAAAGAATGTATCTAGGAACCACTCACCTTTGAATGTTTTTAATTTAATACTTAATCGTTGTTGGACGAGTTCTTGGAATGTAGACAACAGAAGCATCTTACCGTTGTTATCTGTATCAATATCTCCGTCCGATGATAGCTTGAATCCTGCCATTTATAGCTCCGTTAGCCGTTACAATGCCAGCTTTTTATTACGATTGTTATCAACCCTCATACAGCAGTTAGATTGACGTTGTAAGTACCAGCACCGATGCGAATCCTCAATTCACCGCTCGATGTAATGTAAAGAGCGTCAGAAACTTCAGTAACAGCCATTGTCGGTACTGAAGTTTCTGACATTTAATTTGATTCCTTATTGATAGTACACGTTACAGGTTGTTACCGTTAAGTAATCGACTGTATTGGTCGAATGACGGTGTTATTTTTGCTAAACCTGTGTGTGGGCTTTCAGCAAGTTGACCCCATACGATTGTAACATTTACTGTGCCGTCAGGTTCTAACAATGCTGCGTCAACATAGTCCGTACCTGTATCACCAGTACCAAAATGCATTGATACTATTTCAGAATTAACGTTCATTCCATTAGCGCCTAAATGCGAATAAAGCAATGTTTTGTTTATCTTATAAATGTTCATTGCAAGCGTCAGATCACGACCACCTACAATACTGCATTTGTAACCTGCAAACCGACTGTTTCTGTAAGCGTTATTCGAAGAAGAACCTAACTGACCTAAATCTAAATCGAACAAAATTGGGAAACCGTAATTTGTAGGGACCGCGCCTAACTTTAATGAAAAAGTGGCTTTGTTTTTTTGACTATCACTAGTTAACCCGACAATTAAGTTACCACATGCTGAAGTCCCTTTAAAGATAGACCGACTTTTACCGTTGCCTATGTATTGTAATAAATTATTACCCGCTGGCCTGTTAGCTCCATTGTTCGCTGACCGCCATGTTGATTCGTCAAATTCTATTGAAAAGTTATTCGGTGCTTCTGTTGCAGCAACGTTATTGTAATCCACAATCACCCTTGACAAGTCAACACCTGCGTAAGCTGGCCCTAAGTCGGTTGATATTGTGGAAGTGTCAAAAGATACACCGCCGTTGTTGAACTTATTAAAAACAACTACACCACGAACTGTAACACCTGTATTCAGTGGGTCGAATATATTGTTGGCTGATAATTGACAACCGCTGAATTTAAACGCTTGGGTGTTACCAGTTGATAAACCGTTGCCATCTGGTTCGCCGTCGTTGCTTTTTATGTAAAGAACAACACCACCACCGAATTCAGCACCGAATCTGCAACCTGTGAATGAACCGCCAGCCGATCTGTCGGCTAATTCTCCTTGATACCAGCAAAACTGGTTTTGAATCTCAGGTAAAACAGGCACGTAAATACCACCGCTTACACACAAACGGCCAGAAAAAACAATCAAGGCGCTATTCATGTTATGACTATACCAACCGCCGATTACGTGTGTCATATCACAATAAGAATTAGCCAGTCGGGTGACGCCATAAGAAACTTTACAGTTTTGGAGTGTTAATATTGAAGAACGTGACTCAGCAAAAGAAACTGTGTCAATACCTAAATCAACATTTCTAAACCCGCAACGTATGAACGTCCACTGAGTCATATCCGAATCGTCGGATTTCGCTCTGTAACATGTTGTATACTGCTGTAACTTAATGCCAGTAACAACAAAGTCGAGTAACTTACCTTCCCCACAATCAATAAACGCATGACCTTTATTCGTTGAGCATTGGAAATGTGTTGTTCCTTCGCTTTCAAGGTCAAACCCACGTAAAAACGGCAATGGTGAAGATGTTTTACTGAACCCCTTCGGTAACTTCAGCTTGATATTTGTGGCCCCGAAATAGCCCACACTGGTTATTTCCTCATATAACGAATTGCAATATTCAATCGCTGCTGTCATTGGTGCAGTGGCGTCTGGTATTGTTCCGATTGAATTACCTGACTTCGACGTAACCATGCCGAAGTAACTAGTGTTCACGCCTTTTGATATGTCGAACACCCGAACATAACAACCAAAACCAGCGCCTGACCAATTCAGTAATGTATTTAAATCCGCTACTGTGCCATTCCAAGCCGCAATAGCTTCTGGCGCAATCACAGTGCCGCCGTTGTGGTCTGCTTTGCTTACTGAAGGGTCGTAGTAAAACTGACCCCCACCTGAATTAGAGTCAGTGTAAAAACCTTTTGTGGTTTGAATAACAGAAGGGTCTGTTACTAAACCTTTAATGCCATTTACCACTCTGGTTGAGTTAATAATCCCATTCTTCAGATTTGTAAAATTACCATCCAGCTCACTATGCGTGAGTGGAGTGCCTTTAGCACTACGTAATGTTAAATCAATAGCCATTTATTACCCCTAATATGCTACGTTGTTGTAGCGTCAATAATTAAACCATAATTTTGTAATTGTGTGAGGAGTGCTGTTAAAGCAGCATTACCTGCCCTACTTCCTGTCACCGTAGGGAGCACTACAGGCTCTTTTCCGTTGAACCCTACCTTACCCATTACTTTAGTATTTGGTGCGTCTATCGTTGCGCTGGTAGTGTTTAACTGGTAGTTTTCAGTGTCAATAACAATACTATCTTCTTTGATGGTAATTCTGCTAGTCTTATTAGCAATCACTAAATTATCTGGGTCTGTTTCTATTGCATCCTGATCTGTGACAAAAGATGGCATCTT